GGATTCTTCGAGCGATACCACTAAGCGAACACGGTTATTTGGTTCGGAACTAGGTGAGTTTGTCAAACAAAGACATACTCTTCGTAGTCCTCCGCGCCAAGTTTTCCGTTCTTCGTATAGTGAAACTATCGGGTACCCTGTTGATCCCCGTAATAACCCTAACGTCGTTAAGGTTACTAGTTGGTCTCAGCAGAGTTACTATCCATCAGCCGCTGGAATGACCCGTGATACCTACAACAACGCCCTGAACAGTGAAAAGAGTTATGCCCAGGCTTTAATAGCCAAGCATGCTCTCTCTATGTATAATCAGGCCTCTAGACAGAGGTCTACTTATACGCTATTCAGGAATGTTGTTGAGTTACGTGATTTACCGCGTTCTGTTGTTTCATTACAACAGTCCGCCTTGAATCTACGTGACTTTGCAAAGTCTCTCCCATCTGGCAGTTTTCCCAAAATGTATGAAACATTTAAGAAGAGTGCCAAAGATGTGCCAAACGAGTACCTTTCGTACATGTTTGGTTGGAGACAACTTTACAAAGATGTCATGGATCTTCTCGCTACACCAGATAAGATTACTCGACGTATGAATTACATGATACGTCAGTCTGGTAAGCGATCGATAGTACGTGTTAAGAGAACAATTCCTCTTGAAACCGTACCATCGTCCATCTCCTTTATCTATCCGACATCGATGTACGAGAGTAACATTACTTCGGGTTACACTCTACGTCGTTCCGGTGAAATACGGGTTGTTTTAGATACAACTTTTTCTTTCCCGGATGTAATGTCGCCAAGATTCCGCAGGGAATTCTTTCTGCGGGAACTTGGAGTCCTACCTTCTCCATTGGACCTTTATAACTTGGTCCCTTGGACTTGGCTTGTTGACTGGTTTACCGGTCTGAACCAATATGTTGAATCAATCAGCATAGTAAATTCAGACAGGAACCTTGTCAATTCGTGTATGATTACGGTTGATATGTTATCAACCTTCTCTCATATTAGGACTTGGATAGAGGATAGAAATGTCACAATAAGACACGGGCCTCCGACGTATTATAGTTCTCAAGTCCTTAGGACAAAAAGAACTCATACGTCTGAACTCGACGTCTTTACGCAAGTGCGTCGTGACATCTCTACGTCCTTACAAGGAGTGAGATCTACTGCTGTGCCGTCAACGTTGACGACTTTTCAGCAGTCTATCCTTGGTGCGTTGCTTCTGCAGCGTGCCAAGTTCCCACGATAGCTGGACGCTATCATGAAAACCATAGCACATTAGGAGACTTCCATGCTTGTTGATCCCGTCACGGTCGCTGCTGCGGCTCCAACGCCGCAGCTTAAACTCGCAGTCATTCGCAGTGATGCGTATGGCTCCGAGCGGATTGATACTAATGGCGGCGGTTATTCCGCCATCATTAATCATTCCAAATCCAGTAAAGGTAATCGCCACTATTCCCAGATGACTCTGGGAAAAGATGCGACTGATCCTTATTCAGGATTGACCCGCCGGCAGACAGCCAGCGTTTCGGTCACGATCAATCGTCCCGCTTTCGGTTTTACCGATTCTGAGATGATTGCTCTGGTGAAGGCAGAAATTGACTTCATCCTTTCGACCGACGTGACGACTGCACGTCTACTCCAGTTTCAGTCATGATTCTGGAGCTGACGTTCAGATTGCTGTCTGTAGCCGCACTGATCGTGCTACTCTTCAGTAGCATTCTCATTGCCGGCTGCAGTACAGTAAAGCAGAGTGGTAGTGGAAACACTATCCACCCTGCAAGGACCAACAGTGTGGACTGGAATCGAATACCTCACGGAGGATCCGATGAAAAGTCCAGCAATGCTCCTCAGGAGTCTAATCAGAGATCTGATTAGGCTCCATCCTGAGTGTAAAGGCCTCGCACGTGATCTAAATACGTGCGAGAAACGTATCAAATATGAGGGTTTCTGTTTTCTCACAAAAACCCTACCATCCTTATCCGATGCCCTTCTACAGGGTCTCGAATACGGGCGGTTTGCCTGCCCTAGGAACTTTAAAACTGTTCCAAGGGGAAGAATCCCGAGACTTTTTTCGGGTATCTTCTGCAAAGTATTTGATACGACGTCTGGGTTCTTGATTGAAGGAGATAATACCGAGTATATCTTATCGATATACCAGATTCTTTCCTTCTTCAAGAAAACTGCGAGTTCGTCTGAGCAAGATGAATATCTTGTCTCAGAAAGCGCTCGCCAGTTTATCGATGCCGAGATCAATTGGGCGTCTCACGACGTTCAGTGCGATCTCGGTTTCGTCATCGATCGTGTTAGTTCCTGGATACTTCCATCACTTGATAATGATGTTGGTATTTCGGAGCCTAAGCACGGCCCAGGCGCGGTAGTTGAAGGCCTCCTTCCAAATGAGAAATGGAAGGTGATCAGTACTGTCCTTAGAGATAGGTCAATACTGGCCGATACCTGTTTTGGCGAACTCGGTTTGCTCAACGATTTTGACTCAAGTCAAATCGTTGCCGAGTCCTCCGGACAGATGTCGTTAGACCTTCGGTTACCTGAAGCCCTTAGCGACACGTCGAAGCTTTGTATCGTCCCCAAGGACACTAAGTCCATGAGAGCGATAACGATTGAGCCCGTTGCTAAGCAGTTTGCTCAGCAACTTTATAATTCGGCATTGAGGAAAGCGATACCTCGGTGCCGGATACTCAATCGGTGCCTGACGTTAGCCGACCAGACGCCTAACCAAAGGTTAGCGTTAGTCGGCTCCCAGACCAGGTCATACTGTACGATCGACTTGAAATCCG